TGTATAATATAATAATAGAAATACGTAAGTCGTATGTCTCGTAAACAACGAAAGGTAAACAAATGGATAATGAAGAATGGAGTGAAGTAGATACTACAGCTCCTAAAGAAGAAAAAGTAGAATATGAAGTAGAAGGTGAAGAAAATGAAGAAGATAAAGTTCCTTCGCCTGTTACAGCAAAAGAGGAAACTCCAAAAGAAGAAGCTCCAGAAGAAGAAGTAAAAGAAGAAGCACCTCCAGAGCTTGAAGGTGTTCAAACAAAAGGAGCTCAAAAAAGAATACGTCAATTAGTTAAGCAACGTAAAGAAAGAGATGAACAACTTGCTCAACTAATAAAACAAAATGAAGAATTAAATTATAGATTAAATAGTTCACAACAACAATTTAATACTGTAAATAAATTAAGTTTAGATGCAAGTGAAAAACAATTAACAGATAAATTAGAATTAGCTCGTAATGCTTATAAGTCAGCACATGAAGAAGGCGATTCTGCAAAGATATTACAAGCTCAAGAATTTTTAAACGAAGCACAAAATGATTTAAAATCATTGAATGTAACGAAACAACAATTTGATCAACAACCTGTACAACAACCACAACAACCTGTACAGCAACAGTATCAACCACAGCCTACTCCAGATCCAAGAGCAGCAGAATGGGCACAAAGAAATGAATGGTTTGGTTCAGATCAAGTTATGACTGCAGCATCTTTAGCAATAGATGGTCAGTTAAAAGAAGAAGGTTTTAATCCTACAGATCCAGAGTATTATACTGAAATAGATCGTAGGATGCAAGAAACATTTCCTCATAAGTTTGCAGCGAATGCTGCTCCAGTTGAGGAAGTTCGTAAGCAGGAAGAAGCGTCAAAACCTGCTCAAGTGGTGGCTGGAGCATCTCGCAGCTCTCCAGGTTCTAGTAAGAAAGTTAAACTATCAAAAGAAGATATTAGATTAGCTAATAAATGGAATATACCACTTGAACAGTATGCTCTTGAAAAACAAAAAGCTGATAAAGCTGAAGGAGAGTATACAACAATAAATATGCAGCGTGGAGGAAAATAGATGACACGAATTAATAGTACACGTAGTTCTGATTTAAGAGAACAAGAAACTAGAAAACAAGAAGCTAGAGAAGAAGTTGAATATACATTTGAAGAACAAGATGTAGTTCATATTCCCCAAGCAGTTAAAGATCGTTTTACCAGCGAAGGTATGACATTAGGATGGTTAAGAATGACACTTAAAGGTCAAGATGATGTCAAACATATAGGTAAGAAACTGCAAGAAGGCTGGCAATTTGTTGACTTGGCTGAAGTTCCTGAAATGAGTGCAACATCTTTCGTGAGAGATGAAGGTAGATACGCAGGGGTAGTCTGTCGTGCTGACGTAGGATTAGCAAAAATCCCAACTGCTAAATACGAAGCTAGAAGTAAGTTTTACAGAGATAAAAGTAAAGCCATGAATGATGCGATTAATTCGCAACTCATGGGTAATAATAACTCTCGTATGCCTATTTCTAATAACAGTAAATCTAAAGTAGTAACAGGAAGACAACCTAACTTTCAGGATTAATCCTTTTATTACTTATAATAAAGGAGAAAGAAAATGGCATCAGTAGACGCTTCTCGTGGTCTTGTACTAGCGAGAAAAAATGGTTCAGGTTCTAACTCTACTGGTATTGACACTATTGATTTGAATGTTTCCCCAAAGGTTGCATCAGCATTATTGCCTACAACAATGTTTACAGGAGATCCTATAGTCATTGATTCATTAGGTACAATAATTCCAAGTCCTGCTAACGTAACAGTTAAAACAGCAGGAGTATTCCAAGGAATTAGTTATGTAGACGCTTCAGGAAATCAAGAATTTAGTAGATACTGGACAGGAGGAACTACAGCCACAGATGTTAAGATCCATGTTTCAAGAGATCCAGATCAAACATACTTTATACAAGCAGATGCAACAGTAACTGCTTCAGCAGGTATGGGAGTTGGTGTATATAATGCACCTTGGATTCTAGCAACAGGATCAACTAAAACAGGTAATAGTGCCTATGTTTTAGATGCATCTGGTCCAACACAAGCAACAAGTCATATGAGAGTAATACGTAGAGCACCTTGGGATGAAGGTATTGGAGCATCAGCAGGTGTGACAGACGCATATCCTTGGTATGAAGTACGTATCAATTCACATATGGACAATTATATAACAACTACTGTTTCAACAGCTTAATTAGGAAAGGAATAATTAAATGGCTATTAATAGAGCAAGTATTGCCAAAGAGCTACTTCCTGGACTGAATGCAGTTTTTGGAATAGAATATGGCAGCGTGGAAGACGAACACAAACCATTATACGAAATAGAATCATCAGACAGAGCTTTTGAAGAAGAAGTACTCTTCACAGGCTTTGGTGCTGCACCTACTAAAGGTGAAGGTGCTGCTGTTGTTTATGATGATGCATCAGAAAGTTATACTTCAAGGTATACAAACGAAACTGTTGCATTAGCATTCGCAGTAACTGAAGAAGCTATGGAAGATAATCTATATGACACTTTTGCAAAACTAAGAGCAAAAGGATTAGCAAGAGCTATGGCAAGTACAAAACAGCAAAAAGCTGCTGACTTGTACAACAATGGCTTTACAACAAATCAAGGTGATGGTGTACCTATGTTTAGTGCAGCACACCCAGTAACAGGTACTGGTACAGTAACAAACATTACTACAGCAGCAGCTATAGCTGAAGGTACTATAGAAGCAGCGATCATTCAGATACAAAAAACTACTGATGATCGTGGTATTCTTGTAGGTGCTTCAGGTGTTTCATTACACGTACCAACAGACCTATTGTTTACAGCAGATCAATTATTAAATACTCCAGGTACAACTGGTGGAGCTAATAATGACATCAATGCTATTAGACATCTAGGTGTATTGCCTGATGGATTCTATGTGAACAGAAGATTTACAGATGTAAATGCTTGGTTCATTAAAACAGACGTACCTAATGGTACTAAAATGTTTAACAGAACTCCATTACAAACTAAAATGGAACCAGATTTCGATACTGGCAACCTACGTTTCAAAGCACGTGAAAGATATTCTTTTGGTGTTTCTGACTGGCGTGGTTGGTTTGGAAATCAAGGAGCCTAATTATAAATATTGGAGGAGAGTAGAGATATTCTCCTCCTCTATACTATAAGGAAAGATATATGTCTACAAATATAACTACAGCTTTTAAATCAGGTGATGGTGTTATTGTTTCTCCACAAGTTGTGAGTACTACAGATAATGCAGGAAATTCTATTGCTGTAACTTTACCTCATGTAACACGTGTTCTTGCTGTACATGCTTTTTCTACTGTCGCTGGTACATTTGATATAGGTGATAAAAATGGAAGTAAAATTAAATTCCAAGTTGCTGCAAGTGGCACAGCAGATATTTATATGGGTGAAGTAGGAGTAAAGTGTGAAGGCACAGTAAGTGTAAGCACACCTGATGCAGGTGGTGTAACTCTAGTATTAGGATAATTATATGCCTAACTATTCATATTTAAAAACTGACATCATTAATACAATAGAAAATGATTCGTCAGAATTTGAAACTCAAATACCTTATTTTGTTGAAAAAGCAGAAGGTCGTCTAATAAAAGAATTAGATGATGTAGCTCTTGATACTTATGCATCAGTTGCTATATCAGCATCTAATCCTGTTGTTAGTTTACCTGATGGAGCTTTAGTAGTGCGTAATGTAAATTATACAGCTAGTGCAACAAATATTAAAACAAATTTATTACAACGATCTTATGAGTATGCAATAGATTATTGGGGATTTGTAAGTGCATCTACAGGTACTCCAAGATACTATGCAAGAAAAACTAATTCACAAATTTATATTGTACCTACTCCAGCATCTACAGTTGCAGGTGAAATACAATATACAAAACGACCACTAGGTTTAGCAAGTGCTACAGGTACAAGTGCAACAACATCTAACTACTTTAGTGAAAGTTGTTACAATGCTTTATTTGCAGCATGTATGATAGAAGCAAATTATTTTATAAAAGATTTTCAAGTCCTTCAAGCATGGGAAGGTAAATATAAAAATTCAATAGATGCTCTTCGTAATCAAGCAAGAAGAACAAGACGAGATGATATGCAAACTCCAGCAAGTCCTACTGGAGGTCCAACACCAGTTATACAAGGTACTAATTAATGGCTATTAATAGATCAAAAGTATCTAAGCAAATTAAAAAACCTAAACTTGGTAGTGGAAAAAGATTTAAAAATTTAGTAAAGAAAACAGGATCTAAAGCATTAGCTGCTTGGATAGGTCGTAAAAAATATGGTAAAAAAAAATTTCAACAACTGGCTAATAAAGGAAGAAAAAGGAGAAAATAATGCCCACTTATAATAATGATAAAATAATAGGTTCACAGGGTAGAGTGACTATTAATAAAAAATTAAGTGATATAAATGGTGTTCCTACAGGACAAGGATATGGAGCAGCACGTAAAGGACCACAAGTAAAAGGACCTATTGAAGCTGTATCTGATGTTGACTATCCTCAAGGAGAATCATTTTCTACAGATACTTAATCAATCTCTAATATTGGAGT